AATAAGATCGTCTTCATCAGTTTCAATAGTAATGTTTACACGAATTAGTTCTCGACCAAGTTGGGCACAAACTTGTTCAATAGATACAGTTTTACCATTACCAGAAAGACCAGTAATGAATGTAGGATAGAAGATACGAGATTTTACAATTTTCTTTACATCAACAAAATTTCCAAAAGGAACATAGTTAGGATCTTTCTGAGGAATTAAACTCATTTGTTCACAAACATCAGTATTGTTAACTTGCACTTCTAGTTGTTCACGGACTTCAGTAATACTAAGATTATAAACACCTCGTCCAGACTTGAACGGTTCTAGACGTTTACACACAGTAGCAAGAGAAACATCGGCAGTTTCAGTGTATTCAATTAGTTCTTTCCTACTAATGTTTTGTCCGTACTGAGAAGTCAGTTCGGCGATCATTTGGTCAACTGTGGCTGTCATAACGGTTTGTTGAATACTTGGCTATTATACAAAAAATACTGGAGGTTGGATACCCCCAATGGACACTATGCGATCTGGTCCACGAACTTGGAGAGTACAACTTTATTGAGCATTTTAGTTTTTACATACTTTCTAAATTGATTGCGAATTTTGTTTTTGGTGTCACCTTGATTTACTTGAATACTATTCTCTTCATTATTAAACCCAGATCCATTTTCAAGAACAAAAAGTTCATCATATCCATATTGAGTTACAGTAAAAAACTTATCGTTTTTCCATTTTTTGCGATATGCATTTTCAACTGTTTCATCATCATCACGAATAGCACGCATCAGATAACGAAGTTCACCGAGGTTATCAGCAAGACGAAAACCAATGACTTTAGAACCAGTCATCCACTTGTAGTAATCAATTAGACTACATGTAACACTATATCCAATAGAACTCCAACCTTGTCCCTTGGTAATATTTGTATCTACATAGCCCGTCTTAGGATCTTTAATACAAACATTATGAGATTCTGTATAGTATCCAACAGTACGACGACTAATGTATTCTTCTTTATCATCCGTGGCATCAATAACACGATTAAACTGTAAGTGATTGGATTCACCATCTGTTAGAAAAACAGTGTTAACTTTATCTACACTATATCTTTTTTTAAATTTATTAAAAATTTCGATACCAGCAAAAATAGTATCATTCAGAGGAGTACTACCAAGTTCATACTTTCGATAATCACCATCAAATCCACGATAGATAATCATTTTAGTAAGATTCCAAACTCTCATAATTTGAGTTTCGAACTCAGATCCTTTTACATCAGAGTTAAACATCTCAAACAAACAAAAACGTTTGTAAACAGCAATCTCATTATTGGTTTTACTTGTAGAAGTATCGTAGTAGTCATGACCACCTCTATCAGTAAAAGCAAAAACTTGGAATGGGATATTTATTTTTTTACAGAAAACAATTAAATTGATTAATTGTTTTACAGTGCCCAACAAAGAATTTGACATCGAACCAGACCAATCAACATACATGATTAATCCATGATTTTTACCGGTAGGAACAATAGAAGTTTTCTTAAAAATATCTTCAGACCAACGATAAGAAAACAATTTGTTTGTATCAACAACACCAGTTTTTGCGACAGATGAACGTGCATATTCTTCCGCACGTTTTTTCATTTCAAATTCTTTAATGAGATAAGATACAGACTTATTGCTTTCTTTTTTAAAATTTAGATAATCATTTTTCCATGATTCCAAAGACATACTAAAGAAACTATGTTTCCTAGACATTTCATCAAGAGCATTATCTATATCAGAAGAAAATTCATTAATAGTAGTTATAAACTTATTCCAATTAACTTGAGGTGGAGTTAGGTATAAACGTTGAAGACACTCCTCATCAATTAATTTACGTTGATTACGAGACCAAGCTTGATCTGTAGAGGAACCTTCCAGTTCTTCTTCATCATCAAAATCATCAGAATCTCCACCATAATTATCATCGTCAATGTCATCAAAATCAGAATCAAATTGATCTTCAGTTTCAGGTTGATCTTGATGCTGATTCTCAATCTCTATAGAATCCCCACCAGTGCTGGGAGTTTGCGACTGATCCACATCTACATTATTAATTTTTTCTTCTTGTTGTTCTTTTTTATCACGAACAAATTCAGCAATTTGTTCACAAATTTTTACTACTTCATCAAAAGTTTCCGCCGCAGCAGTCATATCAACAAATTGTTTCTCATCTTCCTGGAAGGGGATGATTGTAGAAACATTATGAATACCAATTTTAAAGTGTAGATTGATACGGTCAATCAACTGCATTTTAGAAACATTAATATTTGCAATCTCAAAGAAATCACGATTATTTAATTCGGTATATCCACTAAAGAATGACTTTATCAAACCAGGATATTTTTGTTTCATCTTACGTTCAATACGAGCGTCCTCTATGACATTCAAGTATGAACGAGGAAAATTATTATCTAGAGAATAATCGGAGGGAGTATATAAAGCATGTCCAACTTCATGACCTACAAGAAGATCATAAATTTCATTGGTAATATTATCCCACGTAGGAAGATAAAGAATACGAGTTTCTACATTAAATGATGCTGTAGGGACACTAGTATGTTCTACCGTCAGGTTTTCAGTAGCAAGCAATTTAGCAAGATTACTTTTGACTTCTGTAGTGGACATGCAAGTTCCTCTGGTATGTGGCTATAATACACGAAAACAACCTCCCTAGGGAGGTGAGTGGACAGTTTAAAAATTGGTCTTTATAAAATTAAAATGACCGTAAGCAGATCCCCATAATCTTTTTTTTGTCTCTAAATCATAACCTTTATCATAAACATTATAATATCCATCACCAAGTATCATACTACTCGAAACATAAGTATCACGTTCTTTCCATTTAACACGGCACTCACAACCATCAATACCACCAACAAACTCAGACCCATCAAATGAAAGTACAATATCACATCCAACTTTATGTTCTAAATTTGATTCGGTAATTTGATCTAAGTTCTTAAATCCTAAATGAAGATCTTTATCTATATTATAAAATTTAATTACTATGTCATTTTCTTCCTCAAATGGTTTTAAAACAAATTGTCTATAAGGAAAATCTTTCCACATATCCTGTTGTTGTCCATAGAAAAATCCATTATCCATTTTAACGTGTTTTAATTGTACATAAGAATAAAAAGTTGGTCTACCAAATGCTTGTTTTTTATTTTCAAATGTTCCTTCCAACCACTCATTAAATTTATCAATCATGATACTGAAACTTTACTGAAATTTTTAACTTTTTCAAATTTAAGAACTCTATCAAATTTATCTAGAAGAATTTCACCTTTATGAGAAATAACAAAAATATTTGTATCTTGATAGATACCACGAATAATTCTTAAAAAATCTTCAGTACCCGAAACATCAAGAGAAGAATCAAATACCTCATCAAGAATTAACAAGTTTGTATTAGCTGAATTTTTAAGTTTAGCAATAGATCTCCAGGTAAACATTAGAGCAAGATCAATTCTCATTTTTTCCCCTTCACTAAAGGAAGCATATGTAAAGTCATCTCTATAACGTGATTTAATGCTTTCATTAAACTCTTCATCTAAAGTAAAATTTACATAGAAATCTAAAGATTGAAGATACTTATTAATTAGTTGATTTATTACTGGAAGATATTTTTTAATCACCATTGATTTAATACCACCGTCTTTAAGAAGAGTAGAAATTAAATCATAGTTTCTACGTTCCGTTTTAAGTTCAACAATATTTTTCTGTACTGTTATTCCTTGGTTAGCAATAACAGATAGTTTTTCTTTTTCTGAATCAATATTTAAATTATCTTCTCTGAGATCTTTAATTTCAGATTCAATTTCTTTCACAAGATTATTAGAAGATTTGATATCATTTAAATTAGCTCTAACTGTCCAATTTAAATCTGTAATATCACCGTTTATTTTTGCTTGTTCTGCAAGCAATTCTATAGTTTCAGCAAGGTTATTCCTACATTTTTCAACAACTAAATTTGTTTCATCAATAATTTTTAAAGACTTTGACATTCGAGATTGTTTTAATTCTTCCGAAAGAGTTTGAGTACACGTCGGACAAGTATCATTATCAACAAAGAATTTTTTTTCTTTTTCAGTCCTAGCAAGTAAATTTATATTTGTGTTTATATCTCGTTCAAATTTTTTAACTTTAGTTTCTATACCATCAAATTTTTTAAGTTCAATAGTTTTAAGTTGAATTTTCTCATATAAAGAAGTAATCTCTAGTTGAGTATTTTCTACATTAGATTTTAATTCTAAAATTTTATCTTCTTTTTGAGAAATAGATTTCTTAGCAGTTTTTTCTAGAGCTGCAATATGTTTGTTTTGCATATTTACTTTCTCTTTTAGAAAAGTAATTTCTCTTTCAAAATTTTTAAGTTCTTCTGTAGAGGATTTAATTCTATCTTTGAGGATAACATTCATAGTAGAAAAAATACGAATGTCAAGAAGGTCCTCAATAATTTCTCTGCGTGATGCAGCAGTCAATTGCATAAAAGGAACAAAAGTAGAAGAACCTAATACTACAATTTGTGTAAAAGATTTATAATTTAATTTTAAAACAGATTGTTCAAACCACCTTTGTTGATCTACGGCAGAAGAAGATTGATCTAAAATTTTATTATTTTTATATATTTCAAATATGGAGGGTTTAATTCCTCTACGAACTTTCCAATCAACAGAACCAATAGAAAATTCTACTTCAGATATACAATCTTTTTCATTTATACTATTGATAAGTTGATTTTTATTTACTTTCCTAAATGATTTATTAAAGAGAGCAAATACAATAGCTTCAATAATAGTACTCTTACCAGCACCATTTTGACCAACAATTAAAGTAGAACTATTATTGCTTAGGTCAATTGTTATAGGAGTGTTTCCAGCGGCAAGAAAATTTTTATAAGTGACACTCTTAAATAAAATCATATGATTTGAAGTTTGGGGGGATTACAAAGTCTTCGGATGTAATTATAACATAATTATACCCGAATCTATCACATGCCGCAATGGCCTGTTCTGCTTGTATTTCAGTAGCATCCATACAAGGAAAATTATCTGCCTCTAAAAGACCAATGTATCTTTCTGCATCATCAGAGTTTTCAAAAATCTGGAGAACTTTATCACCATCTTTTGTTTCTACTGCGTATGCACCTTCTTCTTCACCGTCTTTTAAAGTCAGAATAAACATTATTGAACCTCAGATGCTTCTACGTAAATTGATTTAATTATATTTTTTAAATCTGTTTTATCAAGAGATATTTCCGTTTCTTCTATATATCTATTCAGTATAGTAAGGGTATCCTCACCCTCTAAGCTTTCAGAGTTCTCATCCATATCAATATTTTGATCTTCTATAATTTTTAAATCATGTATACCAACATCATATAGTTTTTCAATGACCTGTTCAAAAAGATAGTTATCAGATCTTTCTTCTACAATTAATTTAATATAAGAATCTTTATATTCAGATGCATCAAAATTTATATAATCTACCTGAGAATCATTATAAAAAAGTTTTCTAAAAATTCTATATGGATTTTTAATAAAACCTAACTTTTTAGTTTTGGTATCCATCAAATGGAATCCACGTTCTGCTCTATAGTCATTCCAAAATAAATCGTATGGGTTACCAAGGTACTTAATATTACCTCTTTTAGATTTATGGTGAAAATGACCAGAAAAAACTTTATCAAATTTATCAAAGAAACTCGGTTGCAAACCCCCTTCAAATACATGACCAGGTATAGCTTGGAATCCAGAAATTTCAAGATGACCCATAACAACAGTAGAGTCTGTTTTTTTTAAATGATTAAATGAACTTTCTTGATTCTCGATATTAATCCAAGGAAGCATGGTAATTTTAAGACCATCTACAATAATATCTTTTACCTCACTATAGATATGAATGTTGTCATATTGTTCAAGAAGAAGATCTGGTGTATTAATAATATTAGTATTTTTATAATATGCTGTATGATTTCCCACAATCATATGAACAGTAATACCCATACTTGAAAGTCTATCGTAATAATGTTTTTTAATACGATACCAAGCACCTAGATCAATACCTTTACGATTATCAAAAGTATCACCAAGATCAATAATAGTTTTTACTTTGTATTTTATTAAAGATGGAAAAAATATGTTTTCATAAAATTTTAAAAAATAATCCCAGAAAATCTGGGAATTTTTACGACCATCTAAATGCTGATCAGTAATCAAAGCAATTGTCATCGATTAATTTTTATCTCAAGGGACTCTTTAATACTATTCATAGTAGATGAATTATAACCCATTGCAGAACTATCTGCACTAAACACTTCATCAAATCCTGATTTTTCTAAGATACGAGTTTTAATATCAAGTTGTTTCTTTTCTCTTTGAATTCTACGAAGAAAAGCAAAGTAAATAATCTGAGTAAAATAAGCAAATGGATTTTGAGATTTTTCTGGATTAAAATTATCGATATACTGAAGACAATTTTCTATACCATCACAAATCATATCATCCTTAAACATATAGTTTACAAAGTTAGGACGATATGAAAGATGAGTTGCAATCTTTAAAAAACATTCACCAATGTACTCAGGAACTCTTGGTTTAGATTGACCTTTGGTTTTAGCTATTGCAACGTCTTGTCGATAATTAATTATTGCTGCAAGAAACTCTTTATTGTTTACATAGTGTTCTTTTTTCTTCATGGTCCATGTCAGCTATTAGCTTTCGTAATTGTTATAAGTATACCACATTATCAAAGACTTGACAAGTGGTTAAAATGTCTGTATAATAACTCTGCTAGGGTTGAAGGGACATATTAGCTATCTTTAAATAACTTCTCTAAAATAGATCTTGCATCATCTACTTTAAATTTAAATCCCATTTCTTCATTAAGGTTAACTTTGTTACTTGATTCACTTGTTTCACCCATAAAATATTTACGAAGAGTTCTATCATAAATTTTTAGAAGTCTTTCATCAGATTCATATATAGTGATTGTTTTATCTCTTTCTACAAAAAAGATTTCTTCTTTAGAGAATTTTGCCCAAGGACGTAATTCTATTTTCACCATTTCTCCAGCTGGAGTTTCAATAATAGTTTCTTCTATTGAGAAAGGATTTTGAATAATAAATCCATTTTCTTGATCGCATACTAATACAGTACCAATAATTTCTTCACCCGATACCAATTTAATAATACCTGGAAATTCTTCCGTCATTCTTCCTTTCTCCTAAAGTTGATTGGAATAATTTCATAATTAAAATTTTCTTGAGAATAAAGTTTTACTCTTTCTATCATATGATTTAAAGTATAATTTTTTCTTTCATTCTTGGAAAAATCATCAGCAATATCAAATAGTTTTGCTGAATCTTTTTGTTCTCCTTTTCGTAAAGCTCTACCTATTGATTGTAAATTTCTTACTCTAGACTTACTAGGACTTGCAAAAATTATATTATGTAATCTCTTAATGTTAATTCCTGTAGAAAATGTACCATAAGAAGCAATAATAATAGCATCGTTTTGCGTTTCAGTTATACTTCTAACTTTTTCTCTATCTTCTGTATCCACTCCTCCATGGACAAAGAATATTTTTCTGTTATCGTTAACACTGCTATTTATCATATCGTAAAGTACTTGACCATGTTTTTCCACATAAGCAAATAAAATTAATGTATTACCAGTTTGATTTAATGCAAGGTTTTTAATAAAATTATTTCTCTTAGTTAGAGTACAAATATAATCCATTTCCTCTTGATACGAATCAAATATACCTGACTCATGTTGCAATAATAAAATACTAATATTTAATGCAGACAGATATCCTTTATCAATTAATTGTTTAGTCTTAACAACTTTATTTACTGGACCAAATAATCCTTCTAACACAAGTTGATTTGTATTAGATCCATCCAGAGTTCCAGTAAATCCAATACGATGTTTACAATTATGTAATTTTGTCATGATACTGGTTAATGATTTTGCTTTAAATTGGTGTGCTTCATCTCCAATAACACAATCATATTTTTCAAAATAATTTTTTGGCATCTTATAAATTGATTGCCATGTTGTTATAGTAACTTGTTTATTTGTATTTTTATCTTTTCCCGCATATATTTTATGACAATTGTTTTCCGAACACCATCCATAACTATCAAAATCACCGCATAGCTGTTCTACCAGAGACGTTGTGGGGACTATGATTAAGACATTTGACCCTTTGGCAACAAAATACCTTGTAATTACGTAAATCATCAGCGATTTACCAGAAGCAGTAGGAGACAATAAAAGCTTTCTGTTATATTTTAGTGCTTGAAAAATTGCATTGTATTGATAATCCCTAACTTTAAATGGAATTTTTAAATGTCCTACATAATCAGCAATTGCTTGCGGAGTAATAAAACTATTAAACTCTCTTGGCATTCCATAATATTTGTTGTCTAAATTTTCATATGTGTAATCTCTTTCTTCTAACCAGTCAGTTAAGTATTTGTATAATCCACAATATATTTTTCCATCTCCTGGACTAAAAAGTTTTATAGTTCCATCCCACAACTTTTTTTTATACGCTGGCATAAATTTTGCACCAGGTACTTCAAATGTAAAATACTCAGATAATTCATATTTGATATGTGGTTCGCAATTAATTGTCAGATATACTTCATTTCTTTTCTGAATAGTTACATCACTCATGATTAAATACTTCCTTGCATAAATTTTTGCCAATCAATACTATTCTTAATTTGAAATCCTCTGTTGTTTAAACATTGGATAACTTTTTCAAGAAAAAACATAATCTCTTCATAATAATTTATACGAGTTTGTAAAAGTTGTAATTCAGGATCTGCATCCATATACAATGAAAGATCTGTTTTTAATATTTTAAGATCAAAAGGTTTTTCTTGATATACACTAGGTTCTGATTTGCCAGTATAATATTCAAATTTATCTCGCAATAAAGTTTTATACTCTTGTTCTTTTTTTAATCTTAATAAACGAACATCCGACAAGTACTTTAAATATTTGCTGTGTAATTGGGGTGTTTTGATTGATTCTTCGTCTAATAATTCTCTATCTATTTTTGAGTCTTCGACCCACTGCAATTTGATGTCGTCAAGTGTTATCATATAAAAATAGTCAGTATCTTATCTAGGCTAATTTACATCTTTTATATCGTAGATAGTATATTTGAATGTAGCATCTACAGCAAAATATTCAGTGTCTGTATATGTAGCATCAAAATTTAATCCACCTAGAGATACTGGAAATAAATCTTTGAAATAAATTTCAAATTTTCTATTAAAATTTGAATCTAATATAAAAATAAACCCATCGCTATACTGTTTTTCGGTATATAATTCTCCATCAGAAAAATTTGTCCAATCGTCTGATGACTCTGGGTGTCCTAAATATCTAATCCAATTATGAATTGACATATAATTTTTTAGATTTTCATCTACTAAAAATCTTACAGTAAGATCATCATAATTTACTTCATCACCTGGTTCCTGTAGAGTATTAAATCTAGTTGCCTGAGTTGCAACAGATAAATTTATAGATGGTACATTAGCAGATTGACAATAAAAAGATACTCCAGGCAATTTTTTTAAACTAAACTGAAATCCAATTCCCGAAAGAAAATTAGATGGGCAGTTTGGATTGTCAGCAAAATATGCCATAACGGTTTAAAACTATTTATTCTAATCCCATTATCTACACAAAAAAAGAGGGTCCCGAAGGACCCTCTGTAAGAATATGTGAAAAGAATCACATAAGGTTTAGAACACGGGTACGTCTGTAGTAGACGTTTGTGTTTGCGGTCAATGCAGCGCTTGACTGAGTGGTTCCACGGGAGAATGGATTCGCGACCATGCCGTAACGAGTCTTGAATCCAATTTTTGGTTGGAACGTGTCCTGACCGATGGAACGAACCATCTGGAGAGGAACGTATGGGCAATAGAAGAGACCTGCATCATATGCAGAAGTACCTTTATAACCCATGACATAGAAGTGATCATCTGCAACGTTAGCAGAATAAGGATCAACATAGACCTTAATTCTACCGTTGAGTGTACCAACTAGAGTTGACTCAGTATCATCAACACCAGCAAGACCAGCGTTACCAGCAAGAGCAGGAGTGTACTCAAGTACACCAGCCATACCTAGAGCACTTGCAACGTCTGCAGAACAGACGATGAAGTTACCCTTCCCGCGACGAGTCTCTTGACCAATCGCGTTAGCGTCTCTTTCAATCTGGTAGATAAGTCCTTTGAACTTCTCTGCCATCCAACGACCGTTGGAGTCAACGTCTAGGTCGAAAGTACCTGCGTTAGCAACGTTGTTCTGAGCACCTGGTTTTGCAGTTACGTAGATAGTACGTACAACTTCACGGTTGATTTCAGCAAGAACTTCAGCAGAAAGAATATTAGCAAGTTCTGCTTCAGCGTCAAGACCATGGATCGCCTTAAGGTCTTGAGCGAGTTCTAGTGAATACTCAGCTTTCAGAGCGCGACCTTTTGCTTCAACAGCAACTTTCTCGATCGAGAATGACATCTCGCGGAAAGCGGTTCCTGCAGAAGATCCAAGTGCTTCCTGAGAAGCGGTGTCCATACCATTAACAGCGGCATAGTTACCAGGTGATGAAGCGTTAAGAACTGAAGGGTTGGTTGCATCCTCACCAGTTGCAGCGGAATAAGCACCATCACCAGCAGAGAATCCAGATGGAGTCTCGTTGTAGAATGCTTCGTTAGTGAATACGTTTGGAGTCGCACCATTACCATCGCGGTCAGAACCACGTTGTGAACGCATTGCGAAGATAAGTCCAGTTGGACCAGACATTGGTTGCACACCGCAGATGTCATATGCCATCAACTTAGGCATTGAACGACGGATAAGGCTGATTAGAACAGGATCGAAACCTGCAACAGGTGGGTTAGCACCTGAACCTGTAAAACCACCATTACCAGCTGCGTTGGTTGGAGTTTCGGTAATAAGACCACGCTCTTCGCGAAGGAAGCGTTCTTGGTTCTCTAGAAGAACAGCTGTAACTGCGCGTCTGTGGGGATCTTTAATTGAATCAAGAGCGTCGGACTCCAAGATTGGAGACCACTTCTCTTGAAGGGATTCTGAATTATACATTTGGGATGTTCTCCTTATTGTTTGTTATGTTAGGAATCTGTTAATATTTATAGAAGATGTTACTTAGACCATCTTTCTAATGCAGCTGCATATGCAGCCATAGGTGATGAAGACTCAATAATAGTCTCATTTTTTTCAACTAGATCTTCTGAAGAAGAAGCCTGAGTCTTAGGGAAATAATTTTCCTTGATCGTTACGATCTTTTCACGATAAGATTCTTCACTAACAAACTCAATACCTTCTGCGAGAGAGGCAAGCTTTTCTTTTTGTGTTTGGGCAAGACTTTCGGAAACTTCTGCAACAATTCCATTTTTAATATATGTTCCGATTGCCTGGTTGAGCCCAACATTTGTATCGATTTGCTCGTTGAGTTTTTCTTCCATTTGATTTAGTCTCCCTGCCATGTCAGAGAGAACGTCATACTTATCTTCTGGGATTTCGACATAATGTTCTTCGAAGAGATTCTTGAGTCCAAGAATAAACTCTTCAGTCAACTCACTACGTAAACCACTGTCAATGGCAAGTTGGTTTTCACCAACCCATTGCTCGGTTACGTATGATAGATGCGCTTCAACTTTAGTTTCTAGTGATTCTTTGATTTCTTCTACTTGACTTTCAAGTTTTTCTTCGTAAACTCTTTCAAGTTTCTCAACTTCTTCTACAACTTTTGATTTAACAGATGCTTCAAAAATAGTTGCTGCTTTAAACTTAAAATCTTCGGAGAACTCTTCTCCACGTAGTAGTGCATCTACATCTGCAGATACATCAATAGAAATCTCAGATTCTTCTTTAACACCAGACTGACCAGGTGCTGAACCTTGGAGAGTTGGCATAGGATCTGGAGCGCCTCCAGTTTTATTAACTACATTGGAAAGTTTCTTTGCTTTCGCGGAAACTGCTTTACCAGGAGTTTCTTCTGTTCCTGGTGAAGGCTTTGTTAATGGACCGCCAAGATCTTCGGGTGTACCAGTCTGACCTGGAACAGTGTTATCAATCTTTGGCATAGAATCACCGGCACTTGCGTTAGCAGTTACCGATGATTCTTCTAATTCAGTATTTTGTTCGGACATTTGATTCCCTCTAAGAAAATGGTATTTTCTAATAATATTTATTAAAGTTTAATGTTACGTAAAAGACTATTAAATGCTTTTAATTGTCTCTCCACCAATTCATGTTGCGGAGAGTTATCGATATAAGATTTTGCTCTTGCGAGTTGTGACTCTTGCCAAACTCCATTAGACCAAATCCACTCTACTCCTTCCATGATACCCTCAACAAAAGCATCTGGTGCTGAAGGATCTGCTACAATATCAGCAGCGGTAGAAAGCATAAAATCGTCTTTGACGATACTAATATCGCCTTTTCTTTCAATAGAACCTAGTCCTCTTGAAGATACTCCGAGTTTTACACCTTCATCAAGTAGATTCTTTGCGATTCTACCCATTGGTGTTTCAAGAATTTTTGCCTTACCAATGAAGTTTCTGCCTTCAGATCTCAAGGAAACAATTTTATGTGATACCCTATCAAGATTGATAGTAGGACCATCAGGATGACCTAACTCACCTAAAGCCCTACCTCGTTGAATATAGCTTTCGTTATACTTACCAACTTCACGGTTTAGAGTATCAAATGGATACATCCTTCCGTTGCGATTCTTAATATCGGATTGGAGAAATACACCTTCAATAAAGTGTGATTTTTTACCACCGCCAGAATCTTCAGTAATAAAATTAACGTCTATAATTTCTTCTGAGATAAGTTTCATTGTTCTAATGTCTCTTCGGGTTCTTCTGATGTTTGTGGATTTTCATCTGTTACACTTACTTCATCTCCTTGAGTGTTAACACTATCAGGATCGAAGAAATGTTTTGCAATTTGTACTTTACGTGCTTGAAGATCTTCAGAACTTTTGCCGTAGAGTGCATCATAAATTTTTTCATTAGCATTGATATTATCTTTGCTCAAAATCGCGTCAACGATTTCTCTTGATACAGTAGTCATAATAATCTAGGTTTTTTATTATTTATCAAATATTACCTTTATTGTAATCGGAAGATGAAATTGCAGCTGAAAAAGCACTATCTAAATCAGATCCTGCTTCTCCTTCCGCACCTCCACCTCCAGCAGCTGGTGCTTGTTCACCACCCATTTGATCCATCATTTGCATTGGATCTTGAATAATGCCAAGTTTTTGTTCATTTTCAATTTGAAGATCCATCTCCTCAATTTCTTCATCGGTAAAGTGAAGAACTTGTTTACGTATATACTCAACTGAGAAATACTTACCTATATATGATTCCATTAAACCAACAGAATTTAACCTTTCTGTAAGCAATTCATTATCTTTTAGTTCTGTAAAATGATTATCAAAGATAAAATCATATTGAATATTTTCTTTTAAATCATCCCAATCATCAAGAGTCATAATACCCTTAAGAACAAGTTGTGTTTTTAAAAGATCGTGGAATAATTCTGCAAACTTTTTACGTAAACGACCTACAAATTTAGCAAATTTAAGTTCGTCACGGGTAATTTCATTAGATCTACCAATTGTAAATGATGATTCTTGTTCCAATCTTGAGAGTGGAATATTCAATGACTTGTAAAGTTTTTTCTGGAAGTACTTAACATCTTCTAGTTCTCCAAGATTTTGACCACCAGGGAGTGTAGTAATCTCAGTACCACGACCACCTTCACGGCGAGGCAACCAGAAGTCTTCAAGCATACTCATGTGCTTGCGATCATCACGGACTTCTCCGGTAGCTGAATCATAAACAAGTTTATTACGATAGCGATTCATAACCTCTTTTAGGTATTGTTCCGCTTTCATTTTTGGTAAGTTACCAACATCAATATAGAAAATTCTACGTTCTGGAGCACGTGACATTCTATAAATGACGAGTGAATCCTCGATCATTCTTAATTGATTTACTGATTTAATTGCTTTGTGAAGGAAAGATAAAACAGTATTTCTATTATGATCCATTAAACCAGAGTTTATATATGTAATTGCATCAGAAGCAATTTTTAAACCTTTAGCTTGAGTAGTTTTATATCCGTGTGGAAAGTACATGTAATACTCAAGTACCTCTCCATAATCATATTTTTCTCCAGACGGTCCTCTTTCAATTTCAGCAAAGTTATCTTTCTTTTTAATTATTTCTCTAACTTTTTTAATTTTAAGAGCATCAATATAACGTAATTCCTTAATACCATCACTAGGATTCTCAAAATCAATTAGTTTATGGTAATGCATTCTTCCGTCAATATACCAACGACGGAAAATTTCATGACATTTTTTATCAAAATCCAATAAACGTAAAATATGTTTAAATTCTTGTCTAATTTGTTTTTTAATTTTTTCACTAACTTCTAAGTTAGATAATTCTATATTAACAGGTGCAAAATCTAAATCACTACTAATTGATTCATTAATAATATCATCAATAGCACTATCAGCTTCTGGGTGTAATGCTATTTCACGATATTTTTTAATCAACTCAAAGTCATTATTACCTTTAGGAATGCCGTCAATATCTACATACTGACCAAAATAGGCACCAGCCGATACTACGGAGGTGCCATCATCATTATTGGGAGGAGCTGGAGAATAAAGTTTTTCTTTTTTCTTACGCTCCTCAATTGAAAATCCAAATAATTGGGACATAGTATAATAATAGTACGGTTATTCTTCCTTACTATTTATCAAGACCCAGTATCTAGATTTGGATATCCAAGTCTAGGTATCTAGATTTGGATTTGATGTTTCGTAGTAATTATATTGGAATTCTACGGTAAACTCTTCAATCTGATCATTCGATTCATATGAGAGATCGATTGCAGATAGTGAAGAAGGCCATGCATCATAGAACTTATATGAACGAACAACATCCATTCCATCTTCGCCAGCGGCAGTCATTGTCCTTGGTGTTTTATTTGGAGTCATACCATCTCTACTGAGTTGGAATACTTCTAGATCAACACAATAACCAGGATTATCATCACCATAACCGAGTTGTGATACATTCTCAGTTAAAGCGTTAATACCCCTTGACCATGTTTCAAATGCCTTACGGATTCCAAACTGACCATCATTAATGACAGTAATTGACCATGGTTCAAAAGTTCTGTCTCCAGCAACTTTGAGCATTCTACCTCTAAATGGAACATCAATAGTTCCAATTGTTGAAGCAGGAAGTTGAGCAGTTTTTACTAGAAATTGTGATCTATCTCCCAGAACTTCGGACGAATCAATTGGTCCGATATCAGCAATTTCGCTTAGTGTTTGCGGGAAATTAAGGCGTACCAAGAACAGATTGGGTCTTGCGCCGCCATTGATGAGTTTAGTCTTAAACTCTGAAATACCTCTTGCCATTGTCTTTGTCTCCTAGTGTGTTTTGTCGAAAGTAAAAATTAGTTAATTAACTCATTGAAAGAAACACCGGTTCTAGTTGCAATAAAGGAAATTGTAATGAAGTTAATAGAACGTGCTGGTTTAATATAAATTTCAGCAACCATTTCATTTCTATCTATAACATCACCAGTGTTATTTGATTTATCACAAATAACTAGAAACTCGTAAATTCCTCTTCTTCCCTGAATTCCTCTTAGGTATGGTTCAATTGCAGATCTAAATCCAGATCTAGTCAATTCATCGTTAAGTTCAAATAGTTGATATTTGGAGAATTGAGCAATATTCTTCTCAAGTTCAATGAACAAGCGACGAACATTAATTCTATCAAATGCACTAGGAGAAGCAAGAGCGGTCTTATCACCGAATAAAACAATACCTTGACCAGGGAAAGCAACTACTGGATTGATTCTATTTGTATAAAGTCTATCTCTTTCTGCTTGTTTTGGTGAGTATGCAAGTTTAGTTGCATTGCGAACCTGTCCTCTATTGTAACCAGCAGGAGAGAACCAAGTCTCTGAGTTGATTGTGGTGGAGAAACAAAGTCCAGCAATGTCTGCGGCACAAGGAACATAACGATAAAGATCATTATACTTATCGTAAATATACTTGTAACCAGAATCATAAATTGCGTATGATGTACTTGGTAGAGTTTTAAAGAAATCTATAACATCATCAGTTTTCTTAGTTGAAGAATTTGAATTAATTACATCTTCACGTAAAGGTGAGACAACTACAATACAATCTCTTCTTTTCTCAGCGATAGCAATAAGTCTTACCGCTGAAGAAGCAGTAATTTTACCAGGAACTAAGAAATCAATATCACCAAATGTTTCTCTATCTTCAACAAAATCATAACCTTTAACAATTGCATCAGCAACACCAGAAGGATTACCAACCCAATCATAATCAGAACCACCACCAAGTTTACGTGATTCAGTACTTTCGCCAGCAAATGAGAATAATTTAAATACTGCGTCTAGTCTTGGTGATCCAATACTTTCAGATGTTCCTTGACCAGCTAATTCTAATTGATCTCCAGTATCTGCAAAAGTTTGAGAACCTGCATATATAAAACTTGATCGATTTGCAACTACATTTTTCCAATATAAATTATCACCTTCAGCAGATCTTGCATCAGATGCTTTAGAAACGAATGTTAAACTTTCTAGAACATTCTGTTTTACGCCAGTATTGAGACCATCAGTATCAATTACAGCGATATGAAATTCATCATATCTACCACCAGCATCAGCAACACCAAAAGAAGTTCCTGGTTGTGGTGCTAGTGAACTCCACTTTCTGCCAGTAGCATACTCAAGTTCTGCATAAACATCATTACTTAGTAGAGCCTCTGCAGTTGCAATTACGGTAGTTCCATCAGCTGCATATAGAGTTTCTGCACCAAGTAATCTCTTAGTAGTGTTCCAGAGAACAATTTCTACTTGATCTGTATTGGCAACTTTAAATACATTACCTTTTTGAACATTACCAGCTGCGTCTGTCCATCGTACATATGTACCTGCACTAGGTGCAGCCAAACCTACAGTAGCAACAGTAATAGTAACATCATCGGTAGAATCTGCACCACCAATAGTAGAACCTAAAATTGTGATTGTATCAGCTGCAGCGTAACCAACACCACCAGCTGTAACTGTAACTGTACTTACATCACCATTTGAATCTCTAACTATCGTGAATGTTACACCAGTTCCACTACCGGAAGTTGCACCAGTAACAGCAGCATAAGATTTGTCTGATTCACCTGCAAGAGTAGTTCCTGCACTATTGGTGGTTGTTAGAATTTCACCAAGTTTTGCTACTCTAATTCTTTGATCAGCACCGTGATCAACTACTGCAACAGAAACACCGTTGTTAAATTTACCAGCAGTTCTTGCTGACCATTCATAAACATTTGAAGTTCTTGTTTCAAAATCGTCTTTGTTTTTAATCAACAGACTAGCATCGCTAGTTCCATCTCTTTTGATATTTGAGTTATTTAATCCTAGGTTATTTCCAACTGCAGGACGAATAACAGCAACAACACCACCATACTGGATCATGGTACTTGCTGCAAACCATGACTCATAGTTATATGAGTTTGGTTTACCAAATATTTCTACTAATTCTCTCTCGCTTGAAATGTAAGTTACTACATCAGTTGGTCCTCTTTCAGCGTCAATTGAAACGACACCAATATTTTGATCCGCTACGTTTACTGTTGCTGTAAAGTCAACCTCTTTGATTAGTACTCCAGGAGAAGCTAATGCCATTTGTTTACCTCTATGAGATTTTTTTCTCAAAACTATTTATTATTTACTAGTTTTTCAGAGGGGAAACAATGCATGAACAACTACCAATCTGGATATATATCCCTGATTTTAATAAGTGTTCTGACTGTCGTATCTTTTTTTTCTCTTCTATCTTCAGTCACTCTTTTTATGGTACACGACTTGCATTCATATGAATATGCTGACGGTAATGCTCCTCTATTTTTTCTTGTTTTGTAAAAATCTATAAGTAAATCTTTTTCCTTTTTGCAAGATCTGCATACCCGTGTGGAAAAAATTAAATGTTCTAGGGAAAAATTTTCTTCAATATCCATTTACTTGATACCCTTACTTATATTCCCACATAAAACTCATTTCACCATATTCATCTACTTTATTCCACGTATCACCTTTTTCATCTGTAAAACTATCTTCTTCAGTACCATTTAGGATAAATCCAAATGGGGCCATATCTTCTTCAATAGATTCTCGTTGATCCTCATAAATTCTTTTTCTAACATCATCTGAAGTAAGTTCTCTAAAATAATCCTGCACAGACAACCATGCAAAAATAACTAGACACATTGCAAGGTCATCATTACATCCTTCTTCTGCTTCAAATGATTGTTTTTTCTGAATAAAAGTTGTCATCTCAGCAATAACATCGTAATCATTAATTAGTAACTTATCATCTTCAATTAATGCTTTAAGATTTGAACATCCCGTCTTTTTAACAGTAGAAGTCATTTTGATACCTAACTGTGATTTGTGAGAGAATCCTTGACCCACAATTTGACCAGCGCGACCTCTCATTGCACACATAAGAAGATTGTCATACTCAAGATCAAACTGCATAATATCTGCAACTTGACCGCCAATATCATTTACTTCACAAAGAACATATGCATGGTTATAACTCATCGCCACCGGATGTATAATATTGGGAAATAATAGTGGTTTAATATTATTATTTTTATATTTTGCAACTACCTTGTATGGAATAGTTGTAATATCAACTACTACAAATGCTGAATAGTCATTGCTAACACCTCTCGATACATCAACAGTCATTACATATTCATGTTCTGGAATTGGTAATTGATATACATCAAGACCATTCTTTCTCTCTATAGGATCTTCATATACCATCATCCTTAATTTAGATGCAGCAATTAATGTATCAACAGATCCTAAGAATTCACACTCAAATTCTTGCGTAAACTGACGTTGTGATGTGTTAGCAATCGTCTGCTCCTTCCAGGCAGCGTCTCTACCAGGTACTTGAGACCAATGTACTTCAGTTGTTGTATATTCATTCTTACCCCTCTCAGCGTCATGCCAGAGTTTGTAAAACATGTTCATCCCATTTGGAGTGGAGATGATAATAACTTTAGTAGACTTACCAGAAGAGATAGTAGGATAAACAGAACTAAAAAACTGTTCTGCAATATGATTTGGAACGAATGCAAATTCATCCAAGAAAATAATATTAAATGACATACCTCGAACAGCAGAACTAGAGGTTGATGCTGCAAGAATCTTAGATCCGTTCTCTAGTTCTACATTACCTTTGTTCCATGCAAGAATACCATGTTGCATCCATCGTGGTAAATTCTCGTATGCTAATTGCAAACGAGATAATAGTTCTCTTGAAGTTGATGCTTTGTTAGCAAGAATACCAATATTTACATTGTCATTAAATATGATATAATGAAGCAAGTAAGAAACAACAGTAGTAGACTTACCGGTCTGCCTGGGTAATTTTGCAATGTTAAATCTATTCTTATGAAAACATTTTACCATTTCCTCTTGGAAATCGTACATACTAAATGGCACCAGACCTTCGTCTAGTGAAACAATTTTAATATAGTTTCTAGCAAAATATACCGGATCTCCTTTACATTTAATAAACTCCTGAACTTGTTCAGGAGCAAATTCTATTGGTGTATTAGCTTTTTTTAGATTAGGATTACCAAGATATATACTTTCTGCCACAATAAAATTAAATATAGTATGTTTATTATTTAGAGATCACCAAACTTATCATTTAGTTCATTGATAGAATCTCTCTTTCCTTTGAGTATACCGTCAATATATCCTGCACGATATTCCCAGGTCTGTCCACCATCTTTTCCTTTCATAGGATTGATGCACTGATCGTTTCCATATTTATTACAAACGAGACCAGCAAGATCAAGCTCGTTAGAGTCAGATGAATTGCCAGTACCACGCCAGACATGTGTACCATTAATCCAGGTAGCACCACATTTTTCACATTCCGTCCTTTGCAATTTAAGGTCGGATACTTGTTTATTGTTTTCCATTAAAGTTCCTATGGTAAATGGTATAATGTATTATACTAAACTATTTAACATAGTCGATATTTTTTAATATCTAAGTTAGATTATGAAGACACAACGTTATTATCTTTATCATGTCGTTGATATGTTCCAGGGGTTTTGGTGGTGTTGTCAGAATTTCTTGCCTGGTATGTGTCAGGTGTTTTAGTGGTGTTGTCCGAGTTTCTTGCTTGATAATTGCCGTTAAAATCTTTCCACTGTCTTTGAGTCCAACCTTCATCCCCATCGAAATGTGTGACAGTTGTTGATGTTGGTTGTGGATCGTCAGCAGTATTATCTTTGTCGTTTCTTACATAGTTTGTGTTAGCCATATCAGCAATTCCAAGCTCTTAGTGATTTGTTGATTCTGCTATCTTTGTCATTAGCAGTTTTTTTACTAGTTAATTTCTTTTTCATACCCTTCATTCGAGCGCAGAAGGATGCCCTGCGGGGGTTTCCAACCTTTTTGCTTGGTGCTTTAAGGTCAGATCCTGGATTTTCCTTTTCATAAGATCTTCGTCCCTTTTCATTGAGACCTCCTTCTTTGTTTTTGCCTGACTTTTTTGTCCAG